ATTTTCAAGATGATGATGATTGCTTAAGTTGTCAAGGATAATTATATTAAACAAACATATAACAAAGGTTAAACAAAATGTCATTACTAAAATACAATACAACATATAAGCCTTTTAAGTACAACTGGGCTATGGAAATTGCTGAGTCTCACGAGAAAATACATTGGGGTTCGTGGGAAGCTAAGTTAGCTGAAGATGTAAATCAATGGAAAGGCGGAAAAGTTAGTGAAGTAGAAAAGAATCATATAACTCAAATACTTAGATTATTTACGCAAAGCGATGTACAAGTTGGAGGTAACTATTGTGATCTGTTTATTCCTAAATTTAAAAATAACGAAATTAGGAGTATGCTATTAAGCTTTGCAAATCGTGAAGGTACACATCAACGTAGTTACGCTCTTTTAAACGATACACTTGGTCTACCTGAAGAAGAATACAAAGCTTTCTTAGAATATGAACAAATGCGTGATAAGATTGAATTCATGCAAAAAAACGACGTTTCAACTAAAAAAGGTCTAGGTCTTGCTCTTGCTCAATCTGCTTGTAATGAAGGAATGAGTTTATTTTCAGCATTTATTATGTTGCTAAATTATCAGAGATTTGGAAAGATGAAAGGAATGTGTGAAATTGTTGAATGGTCAATACGAGACGAAACAATGCATGTTCAAGGCATGACTCAGTTATTTAGAGAGTATGTAAAAGAAAATCCTAGAGTAGTTAATAATAAATTTAAAGCAGAAATATACCAGATGTATAGAGATGCAGTTGATTTAGAAGATAAAGTTATTAATTTAGCGTATGAAATGGGAAGAATTGAGGGTTTAGAAAAAGAAGAAGTTAAGAAGTATATTAGATATCTTGCTGATAGACGTTTAATTCAGCTTGGACTAAAACCTAACTTTGGAGTTAAGAATAATCCTTTAGACTGGCTAGACTGGATTATTAACGGAGATTCATTTAAAAATTTCTTTGAAGGAACAGTGACAGATTACAATGCTGATGGTATGAGTGGAGATAGTTGGGGTTGGGATAATTTATAAAAATAATTTTATAAATGTTATAATAAAATACTATAATATTAAAAAATAAGGAGATAATAATTTTATAATGCATTACTATACTAATATTTCACCGCTAATTAAAGAAATTGAGTTAAAGCAGCAACCTGTAATAATTACTGTAAACGAATTTACTGAAGAGAGTGTTAAAAAATTTAATGAGCTTATGTGTCAAGCACAAAATAGCGGACAAAAGGTAATTCCAATTGAAATTGATTCTTTCGGAGGACAAGTTTATTCTTTAATGGCGATGATTTCTGCTATTAAGACTTCTAAAGTTCCTGTTGCAACAATAGTACAAGGAAAAGCTATGAGCTGTGGTGCAATATTGGCTTCGTTTGGCTCTGAAGGATTAAGATTTATGGATAAAGATTCAACAATGATGATTCATGACGTTTCTTCTTTTGCTTTTGGTAAAATTGAAGAATTAAAATCTGATGTAAGAGAAGCTGAAAGATTAAATGACAAAGTCTATAAAATGATGGCTAGAAATTGTGGAAAGTCTGATGATTATTTTACAAAACTAATCCATGATAAAGGTCACTCTGATTGGTTTTTAGATGCTGAAGAAGCTAAAATTCATGGTATTATTGATCACGTAAGAGTTCCTGAAATGAAGATTGAAGTTGAAGTTAACATTACTGTTGAATAGTTAGTCTTAAAAAGGAACCTTTTATGAAACAAAATTTAAATCTATCTTTATTAATTGAAAATTGGAAAAAGTTTTTAAATACACAAGTAACTGAAAGTATATCAGGTAAAGAAAAATTAAAAGTTGATTCTAATTTATTTAGTAAACAAAATGCTGAAGATTTTATTAAATTATTTATTAAGTCAAGGGAATCTGGATTATTAGCTTTGTCTTTGTTAAATAAAACTTTAGATGACTATCAAGATCTTAAGATAAAGTCTCTTGATTCTAGAAAATACACGAAGTTAGCTGACGATGTTTTTAATGATCAAACTACTGTATTAACAGATGATCAAATAGACAATATATGCAATCAAATATCTATTCTAATTAAAGAAGTAGAATTAAAATTAGGATTAAAAAATGGAACAATTTAGTCATATAAATAAAAATAAAAATTATGTAAGACAAATACAAGAAGAAGTTGGAACTACTATTGATGGAGTTTATGGACCAGGAACACATAAAGCTGTTCGCGAGTATTATGGAAACGTTATATTTCATATGGGAAAAGTAGTACCAATTGACTTTGACGTAGAAGTAGATATGTCTGCACCTTTATACGAGTTAGACGATGGAACTAAAAATTGGTACTTAAGAAAAAAAGATCCTGACTCTATATGTGTGCATTGGGGTGGTTTAAATAGTAGACATTGTTATAATGTATTTAATATGGCAAGAGGAAGACATGTATCTTCGCATTTCTTATTAGGTTACAATCACAAAAAGCAAAAATTAGAAATATTACAATGTTTAGATACAGGATTAGTTGCATATCATGCAGGTAAGTTTAATAAATATTCTATAGGTATTGATATCTGTATGCATCCTGATACTAAATATTGGGAAAAAACACAAAACTGGTATCATGATGCTTCTTTACAAGTTTGTAAGATACCAGATTCTAGAGTTAAAGGTCGAAAAATTGTTATGATTGGAGATGAATTTGCTGAATTCTGTCAAGAATTTTTAAGATCTTTAAGAGAAGCTGTAAACTTACAAGACAAGCCTATTTGTAAAGATAATGAAGTATATTCTGTTAAAGATGCATCACAATTTAGTATTGTAGGACATCACAACATTTCAGCTAAGAAATGGGACGTTATTCCTTGGGCAGAAAAACTATATCATAATATTGACTAAAAAGGATAAAAATGAAAATAAAACTATATAATGACAGTATTGGTTTTGTTGAGCTAGTTCAATCAATGGGCGAGGATATAACTGTAGTAAATTCTGCGAGGGTTTCTTTTGGAGTTCATAAAGAATCATTAGATGACAAAGATAAAAAGTTAATTAACTATTTGATTAAACATAGACATACTTCTACTCTAGAACACAATATTGCAACTTTTAGAATTAAAGTTCCTTTATTTATTAGAAGTCAACATCATCGTCACAGGACATGGTCTTACAACGAGATTAGCAGAAGATATACAGATGTAAACTTAGAATTTTACGAGTCAGATCTTCTTAGAACACAACACAAATCAAATAGACAATCTTCGAATCATGAGTACATAAATCCTAAATTGTCAATGAGTACAGACTTTGCATCTACACCTAGAATTATAAAAGCTACTGAAGCTATAAAAGAGCATCACAAATTATCTCTAGAAATATTTGATAAGCTTTTACAATCAGGAGTTTGTAGAGAACAAGCAAGAGGAATTTTGCCACAAAATTTATATACAGAATATTATGCTACAGCTAATTTAAATAATATTTTAAAGTTTATAGATTTAAGAACACACGAAGGTGCTCAATGGGAAATTCAAAAGCTTGCTGAAGGTATGTTAAGTATTATTGAATCTTTATGGCCAGAGACTATTAAATGCTATACTAATATTAAAAATAGTGTAAAATAAATTAAAAAATAATACAATATAGTATAATATTTATTATTACAACATAAAAGGCGTAATAATGAATAATATATTGTTAGAAAGACATAAAGATTTAGAAAATCTACTTTGTAGATGTAGAATTAAAATAGAAGATCGTGAAGATCCTACTGTTTTGGATATTATGACTGATATGAGAGCTTTAGCAGGTATTGTTACAGTAAGACAAACTAGACCAGTTAGTGAAGTAATTACTAATTCAGGTCACAGAATAATTGAGCTTAATGTTTCTTATTTGCCTAAGTTTATTAAAGGTAAAAATAAAATAACAGTTGTAGGTAAAACTTTAAAATCAATAGAAGGAGTTGACATAATAAAGTTAATAGAACACGACAATGACATTATAAATCTTTCTTTAAAAAAATCACCAATTATCTTATAAAGGAAACATATGAGAAAAAATAACGTATTACAATATTCATTAAATGATTCAACTATAGCTCATATAGCAAGATTACTTCAAGTTGCTATGTTAACAGGAACTGATATTATAGATCATATGCGAACTATAAGACTTGAAAGCGATGCAAGTAATAGTTTAGTTTTAGAAGGTGAATATAAATCTATTTTTGATGGATCACTAGATCAAATGTTACAAAATGCTAATCAAAAGTTAAGCGAAAGTGAAGATGAATAAAGATAGTTTACAAGAAATTTTTAATTCAAGAGAATCTTTTATGACTCTTATTAAAGAAAAATATCCAGAATCATATCCTTCATGGCCTGTTGATTTATCAAACAAAGAATCACAAAAAGTTTGTAGAGAAACAGCGTTAAAAGGTGTTGAAGAAATGTTTGAAGCTTTAGGTCATTTAAAAAACTGGAAGCCTCATCGTGAAACTGATATTCCTGAAATTGATAGAAAGGAATTTCTTGAAGAAATAGTTGATTCTTTTAATTACTTCTTGTCTTTACTTGTTTTAATAGGCGTTGACAAAAAAGAGTTTTATGATGCTTTTAAAAGAAAAGATATAATTATAAGAGAAAGACTTAAAAACGGATATTAAAACATGATTGAAATTGATAATCTATATTTTAAAAACAAGTATAGAGGTTCAATTTTAATTGATAAAATTTGGAACGACATTATTCAAAACAATATTATTTATTATTCAGGCTTTATGGAAAATTTTTGTTTGTTTTTTGATTTAGACGATGTTTATTATACTTTAGACATATTAGATAGTAAAAATCAAAAAGTAATTAAACAAAAAACTGGAATTATATCTTCTAATAATCTAAGCTTTATTTGCTCTTTTATGTCTTTGAATATAGATTTAACTTTAAATAAAAAAGATAAATTTAAAAAGATTTGTAATAGTACTAGATTTTATTATAACAAGGACGGTAAAGATTTAGGGATTGTCGACTGTGTTTCTGAATATGATTTTAACATAAGTCATATATACGACTTGCAAAGTGAAATATTACCTAAACTTTCTAGAGAAATACAGTATTCTGTTTTAAAAAATATTATGTATGTAGACATAGAATTTGATTCAAAACTAACTTACTTGGCTGACTTTGAATATTATACACATAAATCAAAAATATTAAAACAAGATTTCATACAATTATTAGAAAGAGAAGTCAATAACAAAAAAGATAAAGAATTAATAATAAATATTCACAATCAATTTAAGGAAAAAAATGAGCTTTGAAAAATTATTAGATAATCACAGAAAATTTACTGAAAAGTTTTATAATGTTAATCTTTTTGACTCCAAACAAAAAGAAGAAATGTTAAAAACATTATGTTTAGCATTACATCATGAAGTTTCAGAAATAGTAAAGTCAACTAATTTTAAAGTTTTTGATAAAAAAGAATATACTGTTAATAAAAATGAAATTGTTTATAACGCTGTAGATGCTACAAGATATATTTATGCAATACTTGGATTATACAACATTGATGCAAAAGAATTTATGTATGCTTATGAAGAAAAAGATTTATATCTTGATGTAATACAAAACAAAAAAGAACACAAAAAAGATCAACCTGTAGCAATTATTGATATAGACGATATACTGTGTAACTTTAGAGAATACTTTAATAAATACTTGTATAAACAATATAGCATAGTTATAGATAAAAACAGCACATCATATTATTCTTCTAAAGAAGTAAAAGACTTCGGATTAAGTCCAGAAGGTGTATTTGAAAAGTTTATTCAAAAAAATGAGCTACTTAACATACCTGTAATTGAAAGCATGAAAAATTTTATATTAGAGTTAAAAGAACAAGGTTACTATATACAACTGCTTACTAGCAGACCTGAGTCTAATTTAAAATGTAAATATCAAACTTATTATTGGTTAGAAAAAAACGATGTCTATTATGATAATTTAGGTTTTGCTTTTGAAAAGTATATTTGGGTTTCAAAAAAAGATTACTATATGCTGGGTAATGTTAAGTTTGCTGTAGATGATAGTCCAAAACATTCTATGGAATATGCAACTCACGATGTAAAAGTTATCATGCCAGATCTTCCTTATAATAAAAATGCTAGACATGATAATATTATAGTATTTGAAAAAGAAAATATTAATATTGATTTAATTAAAAATTTATAAAATTAATGTGTAAATTTTAACTTAATAATGTATAATATATTTGTTATAAACAATATAAAAAAATGGAGGCGAAATGCCAATTAATAATAATTTAACTCCTATTAATCTTCCTATGGATTTAAAATTTAATCAAGAAGTTCGTACTAATTTTATTAATAATTTAGAATCATTAAAAATTGATTTAATTGATGGTCCGACAAGAGAACAAGCACAAAAAATTGCATGGCATATGACAAAAGCAACATGGGCTGATCAACCAACATCAACTAACTTTGAAGGTGCTGATCCTAAAGAAGCATCTATTAACTTGCAAGATGTTT